TCCTACATTCATATCAATTTCCTTAACTAATCTCGGTGCGTCCGTCACCAATGTCACGGGTGTGTACATAACCGCCTGCTGAGTTGCGCATGGCCTGGTCTTGTTCCCATGTTTCCATCACAACATGTCTGCACACATTTTGGAACCAACGATCCACAATGTCTGAGTCTGCGTCTGTGGGCTTCATCATGTAGCCAGCCTTGACCAGTCGTGCAATGAATATCTCATTCCAGTCCAATTCAAATGCACCTTGGTGCAGGTTGTTGGGATCAATGTCCATGGTGATGATAGCCACATAAGGTTCATTGGCTTCGGTGGCCAATTGCTTGGCACTCTTTTCAGGTGCCTTTTCTGGCGCCCGGACCACACGTGGTGCTTTTTCTGTACGCACCGGGGGTGGTGGTGACATTTTTTTCTTTAACCAATCAAACATTTCAAATGCTCCATCCAGTATCATATTATGTTGTCTAACAAAAAACCAGCAAATTTTTTGTGACCATTTTCACTCAAATGTCCAGTAACTGAGTGGGCATCAGCATCATGCTCTTTGGCCCAGTCTAAAATACAAAAATCATGTAATTTGTAAAAATTTTTGTTGGTGTGACACCATTGTACTTGTTGCAAAGATTCGATATATGGAAAACAATTAATAGGAATTTCAGTATTTTTTGCCGCTGAAAAAAATTGGTATTTGATACCCAGTGATTCTAAAGTGTGCGCAAACATATACAAACTGGTGTAAAAATCAGTTAACTGTTTATGTACAAAGAAATCATCATTTATCAAACATTTTTGTTCTAGTGTTGCTTCTTTTTCGTCTACCAAGAAATCTAATGTTATAAATTTAGGATGTTTGCTACTGTCTATGTCTTTAGATCGGTCAGGTATCCAACGCAGTACAGATGGTTTTTGTCCATAGTACCATACCTCAATACGTCTAATAAAACTCCAACCAATCAACACCAGTGGGTTTTTGTAGTGATTTAAATGTTCTAAAGTGCTTCTTATTATTCTTTGATTGTTTGAACCAGACCATGCAATATTATGCACAGGCACATCCAAACATTCTTGCAAAAAATCCGCATAGACTTTGTGTTTTTTATCGGAAGCAGAGTAACTGTCTCCGTTGACTAATACACAATCAAACATTTATTTGCCCCATCCATTGCCCCAAAGGTCAACGTGAAGTCGTGGACTGTACCAGTAGCCACGTCGGAGTGCTTCGTCAGCCACTGAGATTCTATTGCCGTCATACACTGATACAACTCCGCCCACTGGCATCACAAACACAGGACCACCAAACTCACGCAGGCGATATTCATCCACAGCACGGTCCAGTTCGTCAAAGTCCGCAACTTTTTCCACCACAAACTTGAGATAAGTCACGCCATATGTCTCATAGTCCCAGACCACGTCAGGCTTGATGGCATCAGACCAGGACTCGCCCGACACGCTGAGCTTGGGACTGACACTGAACGTGATCTCACCAAACCAGTTGCGCAAGTAGTCTCTAAACTCTCGACTCAATTCTTGAGTACCATTGGTTTCAAATGTGATATGTCGCAGTCCACGCTCGGCTAGTACATCCAGCAGTTCTGGATAGGCACGTTGCCAACCCAGCAATGGCTCGCCGCCAGTGATCACCAAATGCACAGGATTGCCATTGGGTTGTAGCCATGAGCCACGGGGCAACAACTCAGTCATTCGGTCCACCAGTTCGGCTACTGTGTATGTGGGACTAAGATGCTTGAAGTCAGGATGCCATGAAGCGTAACTGTCACACCCAGTGTTCACCAAGGGCAGTTCTTCAAATGTTCGGTATAGACCAACCGTTTTAGCAACTTCGTCTGCTTCTGTGCTGCGTTCACCTGGCTTGCAACCAAATGAACTACACGTAAAGTTGCAACCAAACATGCGTAAAAATATGCTGGGTACGCCAACATAGCGTCCTTCACCTTGTGCTGAATAAAATAATTCTGATACTTTTAATTTCATAGTCTTGTTACCTTTGTCATGCCCGACTTGCGGGGATCTTTATTTAGATTGACGCTTTGTTCATGCATTTTAACACGAGTTTCTGCTTTTGTCACCCATCCCGGCAACACTGCGTCCAAATAGGCCAAATGCTCGTCTGGACTGGGATGTGGATCGCCATTTCTATTGGGCCATCCAGTTTCAGCAAACACAGTTTTATCATAGCCCAGCAAGATAGTATCCAGTACATCACTGTACAATCTCATGACATCTCTGTGCAAACTAACATCATCATCGGGCCAGGGACGAGCCATGAGTTCTACCATGCTCAAGAAACGCCAGGTCAACCCTGGACAATTTTCCAACAACGTTTTTACTGCTTTGATATAGGCAAGATCTCTAATTAAAAATCCTCGCTCATCAATGTGTGTTTTGAGATATTCTTTGTTGAACACATTGGTTGCAAAATGCGCATTGCCCGGAGTATGCCATCGTCCATCAACATAACGATCTTCGCGATCTAAACTGGTCCAACAAACTATCACAGTGTCACCTGTACCAAATTGGTGACGCTGATCAGCTTCCATCACTGAGTTAAAAATATAATGATTGCCGCCACCGGCCTGCCCCCAATTTTCAAAATAATCAAATTCAGGAGCAAGACAATCGGCCCAGGTGCTCCAACGATAGTTGGTAAAACTGCACCCAAATGTAAACAGTCTTGACATCACGCCACTAGTTGTTTTTTCTTCACTGAAAAACTGCCTTGTGCTTTGGCAGCACCTGCGCCTCGACGAGCGCCTTTGGAGTCTCCGCCACTGACGCGATCCACCGTGGCCTTGCCAAAGTTTCTGCGTCTTGCAAAGTAAAACAATTCCAAAAATCTATTAAAACTCATGGTCTTGTCTTCAGGAAAATCCAATCGATACACAGTGGGAATTTTTTCTAGAGGCTTACTGAAGCTCAAATATTCCCAGATGTTGTATTCCAACTGCAAGTTCATGGGGTACTGATTTCTGTCATCATACTTGATGTAGTAACTTCTTTGCAGTTTCATCAAGCTGGCCAACAGATCTGGGGGCAAGTTGTAGCGTTCTAGAAACTGTTCCAGATGATCATACAACTGTTCCACTTGATTTTCCTGGTGCATGTTCATGCTGGTTCTGTGAATGATGTTCCAGCCGTGTATTTCCACACCAATCTTGGGATGGTTAATGCGTCCGGTCATCATCCAATTGTTGAAGTACATACGGGCTTCAGATTCTTCTTTCTTTACCCATTCATTGGTCATGAAGTGTGCAAACAATTCTTCGTAGTAGTTGTTGTAACTGATGTTCAGGTACTTGTTGATAAAACGTGCGACCAAAGTAGCAAAGCCGTTGATGTGAACCGTGGTCTGGAACCAGGCAAATATCTGTGCATCCAGCATCACTGGAGTAGGCATGTCTTTGGTGCCTGTGATGACATCAATGCTTTCTTCAATGTGTTCCACACTGTAGCTGCCAGCAAAGTAGTCTGTTACAGGTTGGCTGGTGATCTTGAACAGTTTCTTCTGTAACAGGTTCATTTCGGCATTTTCCAACAACTGTGCTTGGAATGTTGTGATGCCGGTGTGCTGATTTAATTCGTACAAGGCATAGAAGTTTTTTTTCCATGTTTCCAGGGTCTCACCAGGCAGGCCCAGGATCAATTCTGTGTATGCAGGAATGTTGCGTTGGTCGCACAGCTCAAATACTTCGTTGAGCTTGTTCATTTCCATGTTCTTGCGACGAATGTTTTCCAGCACATCCAAGTCCAAACTCTGTACGCTGAGTGTGAGTCCTTGATTGAATCCCTTGGCATCCAACAGTTTCTTCACAATGTCTATGACTTCTTTCTTTTGATTCTTGGCCCAGGCCACTGAGAATGTTCTTGGTGATCCATATTTTTCTTGACACTCAATGATCTTGTCTGCAATCATGCCGTCACGTTCGGGGTACATGCCAAAATTGGCATCAGTTATACTGATCCAATCAAAGTTGTGCTGAGCCATCCATTCCAGTTCAGCAAACACACGTTCCAGTTTGAACTTCTTGACTTTGTTGTAGGTCAGACTGCCCCAGTCACAAAAGGTACATTGATACGGGCAGCCACGATTGGTTTCCAGGGTGCCTTGCCAGGTTACCTCAGGATGATCAGCTATGAGTTGATCAAATATACCAGACAAGTATGGACTTTCAACTTCTTCAAGACTTTCAATACGCTTGGCTTCTTCAGTTTTTACAGCTTCGCCATTTCTGTTGATCAGCAGGCCGGCTACACTTTCCCAGTTCTTGGTGTCAAACACTTCCAACACACGTTTGAATGTGATTTCACCTTCGTAACAAATGATCAAATCCATGAAAGGATTGTCCCGGAAAATGTTGACGTCTGTGATAGCAGGCTCAGGTCCACCAAACAAAATCACTGTGTTGGGATTTCGTGCTTTGATCTGCCGAGCAAGTTCATAGTTGTAGCGATGATTCCAAACATAGGTGCTGAATGCCACCATGTCATTTTTACACAATCTTTCAGCTGTTTCTTCGATGGCTTCTCTGCGCCACAAAAATTCAGTAACTTTGAAGCGTTCACGTATGGCCGGGTCTGCCAGGCTGTAACTCCATATCACGCCTGCAGAATAAGGCAGATAGTAGGCGTTGAACTCTTTTGGTCCTTGTTGAAAATTTGGTTGTACCCAAGCAATGTTACATGTCATGTCTTATTTACTTGTTTCCAAAATGCACATGCGGATTAGAAAACTGAACCATTTGCTTGTTGACATCATTTTTAGCTAATTTTTCCCAGGGATCTTGTGCGCCCAGCCAGATATTGTTGAAAAAACTCAGATCCATTTGCAAATCATTCAACATATAAGCTGCCAATTTATAGCAATCTTGCTGTCGCAATGCTATCTGTGACCTACTGTGAAAGTCATTTTCGTCCATGGGACGACCTTCCAGCGATGCACGTTCACGAAACGTGGTATCATTGTTGTTGCCGGTTAGATCTGCACGGTCATGTAACACATTCACAGGTATACGCTGCCAGATATCCAGCATGTATGCCTGTTGGCTTAGCCAGCCATCTTGCACACTGTGTGGTGAGATATAGCCCAACAAATCAAACCACTTTCTTGGAATGATAGGAAAGATGCTGTAGGGATGATCCATGTGAGTATGAAAAGCCAGCAATCGAAATTGTCCTTCGTAACTCATGATGGTGGTATCCCAACCTTGAGTTTCCATGTAGGCATCATCGTTCCAAATCATCAGCCAACGTGAATCGGTATTTTCTGCCAACTTGTTGTTGTAGATGTGTAGTCTGTGATATCCCTGGCGATCAAATATCATGGCCTTGTAGGCCAGTTTTTGTTGATCCATCCAGGGTTGAAGTTTCGTTTTAAAATAATCTTTGCCAATCACATCATCGCGATCAAACGCAAACATCAACTGCACACGTTCAGGATGGTCAGCCAACTCTATTAGGCTGCGAACACTGCGGTCCAGACTTTCAGTTCGGCCTCGTGTGGCCAACAACATAGCAATATCGTAACGATGTGATTGATCGTAAGTTACCATACTCATACTTGATCCTTATGCAAATAAATCCTCATTCCATTCGCGATGGCCTTCTCTAAAAGCCATGTTGCTCTGGGTTTCACGCACTTCCACGCGATAGCACCACAGTCGAGCTGCTTCACCTTGCCCCCACATGTCAGGAATATAAACACCGTTCACATATTTGTACAGCTGATCAGCCAGTCCTTCACAACCCAGTTTGGGTAGTATAGTTAGTTTGGCAAGACTACGGCGTTCCATTTCCTTGTAGAACTCTAGTTCAGGATCATCTTCGGCTACCAACAATGTGTGGTCAAATTGACTTTCCAACACCGACTTGAGTTCTTTGAGACCACCATAGTCGGCAGCCCAGTTGCGTACATCCAAGTTATCTGTACCAAAGTAGAACTTCATCGAGAAACTATAGCCATGAATCAAATTGCAATGACTGTCTGCTCGCCATTGACGATATGCGCATGGAAACGCATCGTGATACTCTTTGGTTGATGTGTACTTGTACTGTCTTGCTGACATCCAGCGGTGACCTACTTGGTTTTGATCTTGTGACATGCTTTTTCTCCTATGTTAATTTTAGCATAGGCAGCAGAATTTGTATACCGGGAATGATGCCAAAGGCCGGTAGGTGATTAAAAAATACGTCCAGTAACACTGAGTCTTAGACTTCCTGGCACTATTCCATCCACACTGTGTTTTCTACTTGCTTGCAAAATATGCCAACGATGTAGTTCTATGTGATAACTATGTGTGCATTTGTTGTTTTTGTTGTAAAAATTTGTTATCACATTGTCCCCGCCAGTGCAAAGAAGATAAACCAGTTTGGTTTTTGTTCCTATGTCTTTGTGTGTAGGTACATCGCCAGTCATCAATTGAAAAGCAAAATACATATCTTGGCAAATATACTGTTGTCCCCAGGCATTGAGTTCTTGATTGAAACTGTCAGACCAATTGTAAGTGCCATAGTTAATCTTGCAATGATATTTATTCAACTCAGTCGGAATGATTTGCAAAATGTCATCGGGAATTTTTGGTAACTCTAGATAGCGTATCATTGCGAAAAATCAGTTGGGAAGTTGATACGATGCACTTTTATAATTGGCTTGACCAACTATCACTCCACGCACACCTCCCACAGGATCAGCGCAGTCGCTATGACGACGAGGAATCAAATGCACATGCGGATACATCACAGTTTGGCCTGCCGCTGCACCCATGTTGATGCCTATGTTGAATGCATCACATTCGCCAGCGTCAACCATTCTACGACCTTCACGCATGGCAGTTTCAAAACAGTCGTTAATTACCGCATCTGTGTTGTACTGTGGCACAAATAACAAATGCCCACGGGCAACAGGATAACGATCTCGAAACACTGCCACGTGAAAGTCTGACAGTTGTTCAACTTCTAAATCCCAAGGTGCTACACCTGCGTTCTGTGCTTCTTTTAATGTTTCATATTTCATTGATAATCTTTCTTTGTTGACCACGGCGTCGAATATCCAAGGTAACACAGTGTATGCCGGCATACCAAAATTTGTTGTGTCTAAATTCACTGACGTGACATGTTATACCATGCTGTTTTAAATGTGCAAATAACTCTGGACGATGAGATCCAAAAATAATATTTTTGGAATCTACTACCAGCACATTCAAATCAAAGTTGGTAACTTGTTCATAGCCCTTGGCTTCATCCAGCAGGCTGTGTATGTGCTGCAGATTGTTGCTCAACACAGCATGAGCAGGTAGCACTGATTGATTCTCAGTTAGATATTGTTGCACACATATTATATTTTTATCACGCAAAACTTTGGGCACAAACTCCGAGTTCTTGCAGATCACAGTGTGGTCATCTATCATCAAAAACCCATGATCAATGTGACCCCAGTTGTTTTGCGTGGTATTGTGATTGGCTACCACAGTGTTGGGTGGCAAGTTTCTTTGCATCCATTCCAGTCCCAAAGCAGTGCCTGGACCAGCAGTATTGGTAATCAATGCATCACCGCACTTGAACATGGTTGCTGTGTGCCACAACACACGTTCGTGCAATATTTTTTTATAGACTGTTTCACCTTGCTGTGTCCAGTCTACATCATTGGGCATGTCAAACAAAATCGGCGCTGGTTGACTAAGCCAGTTGTGCCCTTGTTTGAATAGGCTGCAGAAAATTTTATAATACGACAAACTATCGATATATCTGTCAGGCATGCTGGTAAATGTTTGGTACACAGTGGAACCATATACCAAAAATTGATCTCTGGGCACCACAGGCGCCACTGCACACTTGATTGAAAATGTGGGCAGTTGGATATTTTGTTGTATGTTCGGGACCAAGGGACGATGAACTGTCACACCAAGTGATTGTAACAACGCCGCCAACCTGTTGAGATCTTGCTTGGTTTCTTCAAGTATTTGATTGAATGCAGACTGTTGTGGTTTGGGCACATACCAATCCAGTGCATGTACCGCATGGCAATCACCTACTATGACTTCTTCAAGCGGATCCCAATTGGTCCAAACACTCACTTGTTGGGATCCTCGGCCAGTCCGCGCCACTTCTCAATGCTGTCCTCACTCCACTTTTGCCCATCCCAGTCTGCATAGGCAGGAAATGGCCATTGTGGATTTTTGTTGTCGTTGATTTGGTAACGGCCTTCACGCACAGGCGCAACATCTGAAGGAAACCATTCAGTCAGTGGTGGTTCAATCTTGTCAAGTTCTGCCGCTGGATTCCATTCTGGTTCGGGAATGACATTGCCATCGGCATCCAATACTGAGAACTCTTCTCCAGTATCTCGGTTCACCAACTTCAGTGGACCTTGAAAGTGATACTCGGTATCATCGTTTGACCAGCCCAAGTCTTCCATGCCTTTGTACCAGTTTTCGTCCCAGGCTGCTTCGATCTTGGCACGTTCTTCTGCTGTGACAGAATCAGGATACTGCCATTCACTCCAACAACCATCATCCAGACTGTCCAATTCCCAATCATAGTCTGCTAGTTCATAACCGTCGGGGTTGCGCAAGTCAATGTCGGGATGTTCATCGCTTTCGCAATAGAAAGTGCCCCAGCGATAGCCTTCAATTTTCTTTATAGTAACACCATCTTTATACCACAGTTGTACCTCGATGGCGTTCTTTTTGTATTCGGTTGACAGTTCCCACGTGGCCATGATTATTCTTTTCTGCCGCCAAACAACTGCAACAGATTCAAGAACAAGTTGATAAAGTCCATGTACAAGGTCAATGCACCACGTACTTCTGCACTGTCACTGGTCTCCACACTGAGTTCTTCGCGAATCTTTTGTGTGTCATAGGCAGTGAGTCCCAGGAAGATAATGATGGCCAATGCACTGATAACCATCTGCATTACAGTTGATCCAATAAAGATGTTCACAATGCTGGCAATAATGATGGCAATCAAGCCCACAAACATGAACTGTCCCACACTGTCAAGACTGCGTTTGGTAAAGTACCCATAGCCACTCATCACACCAAACAGGATGGCTGCACCCATGAACGCACTAACAATTGAGCCCATGGTAAACACAGCAAAGATCATGCTAAAACTCAAGCCCATCAATGCCGCAAATCCATGTAAGCACAACTGTGCTGTGGATTTTGTAGGGTTATTGGCCAACATATAACTCACACCAAATATGGCTGCCAAAGGTGCAAAGATAACAATCCATTTCAACACTCCGGTGAAAAAGAATTGCAACAGTTCTGGTGTGGTACCAATCCAATAACTGACCAGCATGCTGAACAGTACAGCCAAGCTCATGTGCCCATACACACGACCCATGGCCGAATTAATTTCTTCTGCTGAACGATAATTGATAACATCATTTTCACTATAGTTTGCGCCAAACATTGTTTCTCCTTAGTTGTCTAATTCCATGCTAATCCACTCTTGCACCACAGCCATCATGTCCGCTTCTGTTGCGCAAAGAACCTTGGCAGATTTCCAATCGTTTTCGTCGTCACGACCGCCTACCTCGACCATGAAGCCGTTGTCATAACGGTAGATGGTGATTGACTCATTTACTTTTGTCAATTTGCTTAATTTACTCATTTTGTTTTCCTTTAAGTTAATTCTACCACTCTATACTGACTTGCAGGATAGTGTTCCTGCAACCATTCCAACAGCCCTGGTTCCCAGGGCAATCGAATCTTGCCTGTGCGGTTTGTGATAATCATCGCGGTGCAAACTCCTGTTGTAATTTGATATTGTCCATGAACTCTTTTTTCACACTGGCATCGTCTTTAAACGCACCACGTAGCACTGTGGTCTGTGTGAGACTGCTGTGTGCCATGATACCTCGATTCTCACAGCACCCATGCGTGGCCTGTATGTACACACCAACATCATGACTGTCAGTGGCCTGTTCTATGGCATTGGCGATGTCTATACACAGTTCTTCCTGCAAAGTACCGCGCCGAGCGCACCACTGAGCAATACGAGTATACTTAGACAGACCAATAAGTTTTTGTGCAGCAATAATTCCGATGTAGGCAACACCACTAACAGGCTGATGATGATGACTGCACATACTACGTAACTCACTACGCACCACCAACATGCCTTCGTAGCGGTCTGCTGAGTCATTGGGAAAAGCGGTGCAATCTGGGGGTGCTTCATATCTACCTGCCATGATTTCGTGGTAGTACATCTTGGCCAAGCGCCGCGCTGTGCCACGTGAATTAGGATCGTTTTCACGATCGATCAGCAAGGCATCCAACACACCTTCAAATGCCACAGTGGCTTCGTCAATGAGTTTTTCTTTGATGGCATCGCTCATGTAATCGCTGATGTTGTCGCCGGCCCAGAAGCGGTGACCTCGGGCCGTCATTTGTTCTCTAAGTACTTGTGATAAATTCTTTTCTTGCATTGTTACTCCGGTGTGTGATTGTACACTATTTAGATCGTGACAGTCAAGTCACTATGGAAATTTGTCTACAATCTGGATATAATTTTGGTTGGGGAGGTTGACTGTGATAACTGGCCAGCAGTTCTAGGCCGCGTTGGGCTTCTTCAATAGTGGGACGATAGTGGTAGCCCACCCGAAACTCTTGTTGCTCGACCCAAGGTGATATGGTCAAATCACGACCATCATACCTCATGCGTATCAAGGCTTGATATGCAGACTCGTCATCCAGCAATATGGCACCACCTCGACCAATGGCCAAGGGTTTGTCATGACCAAAACTCACACACTGCATCTGTCCAGGTCTATACATCATGGCTTCCAGTCTACGAGCACTATCCCAAATTCGTGTTAATTCAAACTTGTACTCTCCAATCCACTGTTGTCTACGTGGCAACGAATCTGGATAATATTCGTAGCGGATTCCCAGTTTGTGCATGGTCATTGGAATGCTTAAATATGTATATGGTGTAAATGTGCAGGCACTGATTTTGTCATACCGCAAACACAATTCAATTGCATGAGTACAACAATCAGTCATGATGGCTCGTGGCGCACCTGTGAATGCTGCCAGGGCAGTTTCAAATGCCAGTATTTTATCGAACATACCAGTTCCAGGCGTGTTGTATCATGTCATCTAAGGTATAGTGGCAGCACCAGCCTCCAGCAGCCATACCAAATTTGGCAGCACTGGCAGTGAGCACAGCAGGATCTCCTGGCCTAGCCTCGCCCATCACAACTTTCAATTTTTTTCCAGTCACACGCTCGGCTGCGGCAATAATTTCTCTGTTGCTGACACCTGTATTGTTGCCCAAATTGTACACGCCTGATAAAATTTCAGCATCCAATGCCCGAACATGTGCTCGAGCAATGTCTTCCACATGCACGTAGTCACGCACACAGGTGCCGTCTGGTGTAGTAAAGTCCACACCATTCAGCGTAAATTCTGCATCATTTTTCATGGCTTCTAACACTCTAGCAATGATGTGTGTGGCACCTGATTCTTGTCCGTGTCTGGCTCGACTGTCGGCACCACAAGCATTGAAGTAACGAAATGCCACATAGTCTAAATTGTAGGCCTTATGATATGCTGCCATGATGCGTTCCACCATGAGTTTACTGTCACCGTACGGAGATATAGGCTCACAAGGATCCACTTCGTGACAGGGAGTCATAATAGGCTCACCGTACACTGCGGCACTTGAACTAAAAATAACTCTGGTCTTGGGCATGCTTCTGCGCACTTGATCCAACAGTGTGAGTGTGTTCACCACGTTGTTTTCAAAGTAACAACCGGGGTGACGGATGCTGGGCCCAACCAGGCTGGTGGCGGCACAGTGTATGATGGCACGGGGTTCGTGTATCAACAGTGTGACCAAGGCGTCTTTGTGGGCAAAGTCCTTTTCAATATAGTCATCAAACACCGACTTCAAATGCGGGGGGCATTTGTTTTTGTCAATGCCTACCACACGATGACCTGCATCCTTCAACATCAATGCAGTTTGGCCACCAATGTATCCGCCAGCCCCAGTTACTATAACTGTGTTCATTTTAAATATTCTCCAATTTCATTTTTCAACATTTTGTACAGCACTTCGTGTCCCAGTTGAGTTGGATGGAAGCTGATTGGATTGATCAATTGTAAGTCAATCAACGCATCTAATCTAGCAGTGTCCAAAGACCAGTTGCTCAAATGATATTTTGAGTCGGGCACTGCGTGACCGTGTTGTATCAACATTTGTGACAGCAAATCTCTTGGTTGTTTATTCTTGTAGATGAAATTTTTCAATGTGTCAACTTGATAATTGTGATGATTAAACGTGTCAAACCAAAAATTCTGTATGCCGTGATTGCAAAAATATTCGTCCCAGTATTTTATTGCCATAGACAACTGCTGTACTTCATGCTCGTGATTGTAGTTTGCTATCCAAAATTTGGCCTGGGGTGCGGAGTCTCCAGAATATATTGGTTCAAACAAATTGCTGGAGGTATCAAAATATTCACTTCTGGCAGTGCTGGTTATGCCCCAAAGCACTGTGATGTTTGACCATTGTTTTTTTAATTTTTCAACTTTGGCCGGAGAAAAAAACTCTCTAGCCAATCGAAACTGCTGTTGATTACTGGAACCCATCACAGCATGGTTGTGCTCTGCACATTGATAATCGGCTGCAAGACGTCGCCTAAAAGTCAACCCAGCACTGTCTTCTCGATGTGCAATTGCTTCATACTGTTTTTTTGACATACCTGGTTGATATTGAACCCCTACTCCAAAGGTCCAACTACAACCAAAGGTAACCAATGGTCTTGACTGTGTTTTCACATGGCAATCTTTACTACGTGATATTTGGCTTCAGCCACATGGTCACGGTATCTCGCACCCGCTCGATTCCAATGCTCACCAAGACCAAACAGTATATCAACCACACGGTCAACAGTGCCATTGTTCCAGTCAGATATGAGACCCATGTTGTGATGTGGTTTCCGCAAGAGATTTTGCATCTTGTGATATGCATCATCAATTGACCACGGAACGTAGAGTCTGTTGGGATCGTTGGCAAAGGTTTCGGGGAATGACCGGTATGCTGGATATAGCACATTGCAACCAACAGTGTCAGCTTCACTGACTGTATTGCTGACCCAGTCTTGCAGAGCACAGTTGAACAAAACTCTAGTGTTGTTGAGATGCGCATAGTATTGGTTTTTGGTGATGTTGTCGTAGATCTTTAGTTTACCTTCAGCTTCCATGCGGCGAGCACGAGCAACATATTCAGGATTGTTGCTACGCAATGGACTACCGGAGTATATACAGAACTCAATGCCTACTGGACCTTGCTCATGAAACATTTCAATCAAGTCCATGAAGAAGCCAGGTTGCTTTTCTTGATCAAAACGTGCGGCAAAGCCCACACGGCGCGGACGATCTTCAAATGGTCGAATGTTGGCACTGCCGCCAATGCGTTCCAGCACTTCTTCTTTGCCAAACGCCAATCCTGAGATGTTGTAGATTGGAGCAGTCCAACCTGCAATGCGCATGTGAGCAACCATTTCTTCGTTGGTGGCTAACACGCCTGTTACAAAGTGATTGACCATCTTTTCATATGTGCTCATCCAGCCGGCCATGCCCCACACATGCACAAAGTCGTCAGGATCAATGGCCTGTGCCAGACAGCGCACATAAATGCGAGGACGTTGTTCGGCAGGAACCTGGTCCATGATGTATGGCAAACTCTCAATGCCTGGCTGGAACATGTCTTCAAAATAGATCACATCTTCTGCAGTGACTTCACCTTGTTGCATGAGCCGCACCAGGTTCATCATTTGGCTCATGCCAAAATAACTGCGTCCATGTGCATCCAGCACTTGTCCCACAACAATCTTTTGACTGTTGTCTAGGGTCAAACCTGGCACATACACCACATCAAGTCCTCGACGTTCAAACACACGTCGGTTCCACTCAGTCAGTTGCAGTGTGTAACGGGCCTCGTAACTTTCAAGACCCATGTAGTATAGTTTTCTCATGCGCGATGTCCTGCAAATCTACGAGTGTCCTCATCCCACATGTTCTTGGCGTACTTGCCAGCATGCCACTTGCTGAACTGTTGCCAGGCATAGGTTTTGAAGTTGTAGAGATCCGCTTCGTTGTAGCGATATCCATAGTCCTGACAAAATTCCAGATACACTTCAAGATCGTCTTGGATCTCACGCACTTTGGGGTTGGGTTTGAATGTGGGTCTTGCCATGTTGTTCTCCTTAGATGACAATGTTGTTGAGGGGTCTAGTGATTTCGTATTTGATCAGTGCGCCGTTTTCTCCGTCTTCGGACACTTCGATCCACACTGCTCGGTTGGGATAACGACCGGCTATTTGTATATATAGGTCGTCTGCCATCATCTCACAACTTTTGTAGTCTAGTTGGAGAGTTCCACTACGGTAGAGATTTTCAAGCCAACGTTTGAATTGGATAAATTCGATATCGCGATCATTGTGTACAACATCAATCCACACCCGGAAATGAAACATGTGACGATGAGAATTAGCAAGAAATGAAACATCATATTCATCACCTGTGGCCAGTGCAGGATCTGTGGCAGCCGCGGGATATCTGTGCATGCCTTCCTTTTGAAATGTAACCCATATTTTTCGTTGTGCATGTTGCATCACTCGGTCTACCACTTCACGTTCTGCTTGATTCATTTGAATAAGTCCTTAAAAGTTGATGTTGCCATGTTTTCTAGTTTTTGCATGGCGGCGTCGGTCAGTCTAAAATCATATGATCTAGATGTCTTGGGATTGGTTCGTTCAAAGTATCCAAATGGCCCACCAGATATGTAATTGCTGTCATCATCAGCAATAATCTTTGCCCTGGCTGCTTCATATGATTCTTCGATCTTTTGTTGTATATAAGGATTGCTGAAGTCATACATGTTGGCACTGACAATAACTTGGTCCTGAGTTTTTACTCTAAGCTGGTGTTGTATTTTGTCGTAGATAGGAGATTTGGGAAATGGCGTGACTTTTATATCTTCGGGCAACATCTTGCCTATGCTTTGAGCTGATGTTGAATCTAAATCTCTACTTTTTACTTCGAATCCATATGCAGGTACGTCAACTCCTTGCCCATGACGATCCATGGGCCAACCTTGTGTTTCCATTATTTCTTCTATTGCTCGACCGGCTGCGCCATGAGTCTTTGGTGGCACCACCTGCCCCACAAGATGCTTGACTTGTTTGATTTTTGCCATTTTAAGATTTCAAACTTTCAAAGGTTACAATTTGGCCCAGGGCCGTGCCAAGGTCTTGATCTGGGTGTATGATGTGCAGTTCGCAGTGATGTTGATCCTTGCGTTCATCGTATCGATTGTACTCTACCATCATGCCGCCATTGGCACGATACACGGTAAACATCATTCTGTGTTTACTGCTGCCAATGCTGGCTCGGTCTTCGTTGATGCTGACGCCTCGATTTGAGGATTTTCTGTTGCTGGGAACTGCAGGGACACGATCTGGTACGATTTCGTTTTCACGCTCTCTAATGCGTTCGGCACGCTGTAAAATCCAATTGTCTAACCATTTCATAGTGGTGTATCCCCTTTGTAATCATCCCACGAAGTAAATGTCTCACGGCTCATGAGGCTGTGTAGACTGTGGCACCAGACGCCGGGATTGGTTGCGTCAAAGTCCTTGTCATCTATTTTTAACATTGTATTATAATTCCACAGTCGTGTATACGGTACACTTACTCGAATCTGCGGAATGAAGTTGCGGTATTCACATAAACTGCCATCATTGAACTGTTCCACTGCCCCAATTGGAATGTCCAGTGTACAAAGATAACCACTTTCTAAAAAGGGTGTGATCATGCTTTCCCACCTGCGCCACTCTTCGGGCGACTTGGGATCGAAACTGTGGTTGGCACCAAAGAAGATGTGCTCACAACCTGCCATTTTGGCAGCAATGTTATCGATGGACTGTACCCCTACCACAAACAATGTAGTTTTTCCAAATGCCGGAGTGCGTTCTACTTCTGTACCTGTAAAGAAATCAACTTCTGCATGTCCTGCTCTATTCATGTTGTGGTCTCCAACTTGTCAAGTTTACTAGAATCAAAATCTTCTTGTTCAGTTTGTTCGTATTCAAACAGTGCATTGAATTGTGTACGTGCGTTCTTGGCTTTCTTGCCTTTGAATCCACGGGTGCCCACAATCTCCATCCAGTAGTCATCATAGTATTCAATGATGGCTTCTGAATCTTCACGTGTGGGAGCGGCAAATATGGCTTCCACAATGTCTTCAAACTTGGCATAATCCCCTGTACTACGGCGCATCATGGCAGGGTGTTCTCCTGCATCAAAGCGTCTGTTGGCTTCTTGCACAGCGATCAAATGCATCCAGACATTATGGCCCATCAGCAGTGCATATGAGAACGAATCCCATGATGTCTTGCCCCACTTGCCATTCTTGTTGACATCTGGCAGCACATCATACAAGTCAGGGTCTTTGAAGTTTTCTTCTGTAAGAACAACACCTGGTTTGGGCGTACCTGCTCGATAGATACAAATATCTTTCATCTTGAGCATGTCACTGATTGGACTATCTTCCCAACGATCATACACACCATCTGCTACCACACCCGCCGACCATTTGCGTGTGTCTGTGGCATACTTCTTGTCATCTGCTGACGGTGCCATGCGATACGACCATTTGCTATCATGTTCAAACACATTTGCAAAGTACACCTGTCCATTGGCAGTAGCGAGGAATGGACTGGCACAATCAAAGGAGATCGTAAATGCGGGATTAGCGTATTTTCTAACTGCCCTTTGAATCACGGTGAGTAGCACAGCCCATTCCAACTTGCTTGTACCCAAAAAGTGCATCCAGTCATGTGTGCCTTCTTGTAACAATCCATCATATTTCAGTGCAATCAGTCGCTTGAGTACCAAATGCACATCACACATGTTCTGACCACCCATAGCCCAGCCATCAAAGTGTGTGTCTGGATACTGCACAGGGTCACAGTACTGCTTCATGGTTTGATACCATGTTTCTGCCGATGTGTGATTGTCACCTTGTAACACGTTCAAGAATCGGGCACCGCCATTGTTTTTGCCCCGACGGTGAGCCATGAAGTATTCGTTGTTGAACTTGGTAGCATCAACGGCTTCTTCCAGTGTCTTGATACCGCAAGCATTGCTGGCTTTCTTGTCATGAATAACCCAGGTAGGGATATCAAGGATCATGCCGTAGTCGCTGATTGTGTCCAGCCACTTCAAAATACTACTGCGTTTCTTTTCAGCTTTGGCACAACCTGAATTGGCCCGCCAGTCGCCTTCCCACAGGCCTTTGGCTATCTGAAATCCACCAGAATCTCCCAGCATGAACGTGCCTGGCTCGCGATTGCGAACCATGTCTTCTGACCAATCTTGTTTGGTCAAATCCAAGTTGGCATGACCGCCTGAATACAATGACCACCGGTATGGAAACAATGCTTTCTGACTATTAAGCCAGTTAATCTGTTCCATATCAGTCAACCCTTGCGGAAACCTTGCAGGATCTACGTAGTGCTCATTGCGTTGCTTGCCCACAAACGTGGCATAGAAACCAGAGATTGCTGGAAGGAACACAGCCCATTGGCTGCGACCATCTGGACCAGTTTGTTTGGCAGTTAAATTGTCTTGGCTCACTTGCTTTGTGCTGGTAAAATGTAGTTGTAAACAGCCACGCCCGAATCCACGGTGATCTTGGCAGCACCATCATCTGAGATGCGAATAGTTTTGTCCCCAGTCAATGCCATGATGGCCATGAATTGTTGAGCCGGCCAGGACCAAGCACGTTTGAGTTGACCATTCACACCTGAGTGGAACACAAAGTTACCAGCGTGTGTTGAATGATCACCAAAGAAAAACTTCAAGTCGCCATTTTCGGTCCGGGCTTGAAAGTTGGGCTCTTCGGCATTGGCCTGTGCTTGCATGCGCAGTCGCTGAATAGCAGCCACAGTGGGTTCGAATTCAATGTGCCAGGTCACACCTTTGAACTTGGGGGTTTTGAGTTTGTCGTTCACAATTTCTGCTGCCATGAAACGATAGGTGTTGCGGAAGTCTCCAGTGGCATTTTCAAACTCAATACCATCAGGTGCGCCTGTGGCTTTTTTGGTCAGTTTGAGTTTGGCATTCTCTCGGTACTCTTGCAAGTTCAACAAGATTTTTAGTTTGTTCAAATTGGGCATTCCAAATGTGCCAATAAAATCTACGTGTGGGTTTTTAAACTCACCTTCTAAAACCACTGACAAGTCTTCTGCCACACCCACAATAGCTGTGCCTTTGTCGTCTCCAGTGATTTTGATCAAGTCAATGCAGCCAAGATCGTGTGTGTGTTCTACCAAGTCTTTAAGATAATCTCTCATGCTTACTCCTATGTTGTGTGATTATATAGATTTTTTTACTGTGTTGCAACTATTTTGGCCAGGCTCTGCCCGCCGCGAATGCTTTTTATGGATCCAGGTTTTTTCAGTTCAAACCAAGACAAATCACCATGCCCATGATGTAGATTCATGATCTCGTAGCCTTCACGTTCTGCTGCGGCAGCAACAGCATGACCCGGAGTGTAGCACATGAAGAATTTTTCGCTGAGTGCGGCTCCATGTCCTCGATCACAATCATTGAACGTGAATATAAACACGCCGCCGGGTCGCAGTTTGGAATACGCATCAGCAAGATAGCGTTTTACAACTTCAATGGGCCGATAATTGAAATAATTATAGGCAAAAATCATTCCAAATTGTTCATTGGGTAACTGCCATAATGGCATGCCGTCTCTTCGGTCATCAATCACATATGGACGTAGACGTCTTTGATATTCCAAAGTAAATGCTGAGATGGCTGGGTCCAACAGTGCTTGGTGTTGATCCACCAGATACAGTGGATCCAACGGTACCAAATCTTCAATGAACGTTTCTGGACCTGGGCGTATGATCATGCCGGGCAATCTCCAGTCACTGTAGTTGCGCAGCCTGCTACGAAGCAAGATGTTGCTTTGATCATCAATGCCCAGCTTACGTTCAAAAATGTACTCTGGAGATTCATTCAACATGCCTTGCTCGTACAACACTGTGCTGGCCTTGTATTGTTTGGGTTCTTTTTGTGCTATTAGTTCACGCAGTCGTGCCTTGAGTGCATCCAGTGTGGCCTGCACATTGTCAAAGGCATTGATCACAGCACTGACATTGAATTCCATGTCAGCCGTGAAAGAATCAAGTTGCACATGAGCTCGTGCAACAGACATACTCAACGACTGTAGTTGTCTAACAGCCTGACCATACTCAGGTGTATAATCCGGCTGTTCCAAAAGATTCAAATAAGATATTAAATCGCTGAGTTTCATTCAAAAGAAAATAGTGCAGTAAATGTGTTTTCTGTGTTGGTGGCAGCGGCCAAATCCCAATCCAACACACCCAACAAGTTGTCAATCTTTTGATCCACCACAGTGGCTTCCATTTCTGCGTCATCAAAAGGCAAGTCCTTGAACCACTGTGGCAGGTGCATTTCGTCTGTGGGATAACCAATTGATGTCCAACCCAAGGCATTGCTTCGCAGTTTGCACACAATGGTCTTCATGCCATCAACCACCTGCATGCTGTAGTTATCTGAATTCATTCTTCGCAAGTTATTCCAGTTTAGTGCCGCACGTACATGCCCGGGCATGTTGGCTTTGCCCAGGCGTTCTTCTTCCCGGCCGTACTTGGTCAAGTTGTTCACACGCTTGGGTGAGCCTTTTTCCCATCCTGGTCGCTCTTTGAATTCATACTTGAACTCACGCACACGTTCGATGATTTCATCACGTTCAGCACCAGACAGCACTCGATTTAGAATTTCCAACAAGAAGTCTTGAATAACTCGGGGGGTGTCTGATCGTTTCAAATCCAGGCCAGTGGCCTTGGTCTTGCCAATTGCACCGTTGACATCCAGTCGTTTGTTTTCAATGTCAATGGCGTTGACTGCATAGCGTTTCTTTGTAATGAACAAACCACGGTCTGCCACTGTTTCACGGCCGGACCGGATCAATTTGCCCATGTCCCTGGGGCAGTGGAACGCACGTTCCATGAATGCTGGGAATGAGTCATTGACTTGGTCAGCAATTGAATCGTACAACTGGATGCAAATTTCCTTTGACCAGGCCATGCGGCCTTCTGCAACTTCTTGTTTGAGCACAGGCCATGCTGAGAAGTAGCATGAGTCTGTGTCACCATAAATCACTGCCTGTCCCACATGGTCATATTCGCCTGTGATACACTCATTCAAATATGCGTCCATGTGCCGGGCAATGCTTCGACCAGTAAGGGTTGTGGATTGGCCGATTCGCTTGTCAAAAAACCTACAACCAGGATTAAGAATAGCACCATACAAACTGTTAAGGTTAATCTTTTTAACCAGCTGTCGTTTATCCCAGAAAGCGATTTCTTTGGCATCTTTGGCCTCCTTCTTTTTGACCTGCATTTCTTTGCGTTCAGCATACCAGCGTTCCAGCAAGCCTGGGATAACGCCTTTCTTTTCATAAGTAAATATAGTACCATTTGCACTCAAGATCCAAGGTTGATTTGAGTCAAACAACATGTACCAAATTTCAGCACCTGAGTGTACAGTTTCCTCACCACTCTGCCAGTCAATGGTGATCTCTGTGCCACGTTGCTGTTCCATGACCGCTGTGTATTCTAGACTGGCAAACACACCTTCCCATGCAGCCGCAAATGAATCACCTTTGGCCATTTTGTCTCGGATGTACCGGTCAGTCATTATGGGGCGCAGTTGACCTATGATGGTTTCTGGTCCCATGTTCAACGCACGAATTGCTGACGGATACAATGAATTGATGTCTACCGATCCAATCCATTCGTGTATGCCCTTGCGTGGATATGCCACATAAGCACCCGCTGCCTGTGTGTCCTCGTCAGTGAGTCGCTGTTGGCGGTTGGGCACTACCATGCCACGTTCGTGTGCTTCGTTGATGATGGCCTGTTCGGTCACTGCCACAGCACCCATTGTGGTGGCCAACAGCACTGTGTTGGCATGTGCCAGTTCGCTGGCCAGTTCCAAGAATCGCAGTTTTTTGTCCAACTTATCCAACAACAAGGTATCTTGCCGGTTATATTCAATAAAGGTTTTAAAGTGTTGATTGTACAACTGATCCAAGGTGCCTTCAAACTGTGTTTTGCGTTCGCCCAGTTCGTACTCGGCAATGGCATCCAGGCTGTATGAATGGCGTTCTTCGTAAGTGTACTTGCGATACAGTTGCATATAGTCCATATGCACACGGCCCACCAAGTCATAGGTTTCATTCTCAGCACCAAAGCGTTCAAACACACGCTTCTTGGGAAACTGCCCCCACAAACAAAAACGTCGGGTGTCGTCTTTGCTGAGAACTCGAGTGATACGATTCACTGTGTATGGTATGTCATAGCCTTCCGAGTTCCATCCACTCAATATGTCTGCATCATCTATGAGATCCAGGAACATCTTCAACATTTCTGTTTCCGACTCGCACAGCACAGTGTTCTCAAATTCCGCACAGATCTCACAAGCAGTCTCCTCACTCATGTGGCGTGGTGCCACAACCAGGGTCACAAGTTGCTCCAACCAATTCAGATATACCGATATGGCAGTGATGGCATTGAAAGGATCTGTCACAGGTGAAAAGCCACGAACCGCATCAAACCCAACTTCAATATCAAAAAAGGCTGTGTGCAGTGTGGGGGCGTCTTGGTCTTTGTAGTTCTCTTCAAAGCATCGGAATATGGGATTTATGTCCGATTCATATATCTGCCGACCGCTTTGTGCTCGAACTTCCTTGCGAAATTCTTTGTTGTTGCGTGTTGAAAATCTTGACACAGGCGTACCGTAGATGCTCTGAAATTTGCCTCTAGGGTCGTCGTAGTAAAAAACATAATTGGCCGGATACTCTTGGTATCTGCGAACACCGTCTCGGCGTTCTACCACGTGAATGCGATCGTGCTCACGATCAAATAGTGCGTCTACGTAACTCATTTGTCTCCGTTTGTGGCCGGACGGCCTTGCTACATGTTCGTGACGTGAACGACTCGTTGCTGTTGAAAACAATATTTATAGTGTCTTGCCCACGGTTTCAAGAATTGTCTCCAACAACTCGTGATCCTGTTTGGCTCGGCCAAATTCGGCTTTGTGTGCTACTTTAATGGCCTTTTTCAACACAGCAGGTTTGATTTCCAATTCTTCTGCAATGGCCTTTATGGTGTCTGTGAGTCCGCCCTGCAGGGTGTCAATCTCGTGCATCACGGCCATGCCTTCATTTATGATTTGAGTGAGTTTTAATTTCTGTTCGCCATTGAATGTTTTGTTTTCCATGTGGTACTCCTAAAGCACAAGTATAACACAGATTTTGTCAATCGCAATATCATTAGATGATAGTGAGCAGTCGTTCTGTCCATTTTTCATTACAAAATTCACTGCGATGACTTTTGTCCAGTGCCGCACTGTCAAAAAACCATGTCTTCCCGGGAACTTTTTGATCATAGTGCAATTCGATATTGAATTTTTCTAAAATTGGCATTGCTGGTTTGACCATGTCAAAAGATTCAAGGCACATGTTGACAATAGGTATATTGTGTTTTTGGCAAAAATAATTTAGTATTATAATGCTATTACACCAACCATGGTAAAAATTTTCATCACCATTACGAAGTTTGATACGATAAATTTCATCATGGTCAGAGTTCACATTGAACTTTGCAAAAGACTTGTTCCAAGTCAAACTTCTATAAGGATTTGGCCACTGAGCCACAACAAATTTGGGAGTATGTGATCTAATCCAATTCTGTAAATTCTGACTTACAAATTCTGCTGAACTGCTTCCCTTGGCAAGATTGAACACCTGAGTATTTGTTGACTTTTCAAATTTTGCGGCCCAGGTTTGGTGTAGATGTAATCCATGCCCTTCAGTTAAACTACATCCAGAAATTGCAATGTGTTCTCCAACATTGACAAATTCGTGTGTGCGATAACCATAAGAATTATAATCAAAATTTACAATCTCCTGATCAAACACAAAAGATTGGTTCTTGACAGCCATAGGAATGGCCGGCGACGTATAAAGATCTTCAAATGTAAATGTTGATTGCATGTAGAATTTAGCTCACTTCAAGCATCACGGTAGCGAATCGTTCAGCTTGCCCAGCAGCCGGGCCACACGGTCTTAAGGGAGGTGTGTTGGGTTATCGGGCTGGTCGAATACCTGCCAGATATTGCATGCGTGCCACGTTTTCATTTACGCTGTATTGATCAACGTAGTTTTTGCCCACTGTGGCACCTGTGGCACCACCAAAGCCAACTCCTTTGACTTGTTGTTTGGCCTGTCCGGTAATGTTGTTTGTGGCAGTCTTGGTTGTGGTACCAGCCAACTGACCTGCGCCAATGTTGGGTCCAACCGTTCGTGCGCCCAGCGTTGCTGTGCCCAGGTTGACTTGTTGATCAGTTTGTTTTGTATAACCGCCAGGCGTTTTGGTCTGCGACACAGACAACGGACCTTGATTGAAACTGGTGGTTATATCGCCAGTGGCTGAATCTGTGGTTTGGCCTACACCGCCAAAGTTCATTTCGTTCAAACCTTGAATCACACGTTGGATCTGTCGCAGTCGTTGATATTCATGTTCGGCTTCGCGGCCCCGATAGTAGGCTGGGCCTTCGGCATATTGATAGTAGGGATCACGACGTTTTTCAGCAGCCGCGACCAGTTCATCAATGTTGGGATATCGTGCTGTGAGATCACGACGTGCCTTTTCAGCGTCTTGCTTTGGTGGCACATATGGTGTGCCAGGCTTGGACATGGCAGCGGCCTTGGCTGCTAAATCTTTCATCCAATCTTGATTTTCCACAATGCCTTGCTCACCAAACCTCTGACGATAAGTGTTGGGGTTCATTGATGACCTGGATCCGACCACGGCTTTTCCTTCGCCACTGAGCAACAAATCATACATTAACTTTATGACTTTTAACGGACTGTCCATGCGATTCAGAGCATTTCTAAACCATTCAACTTTTTCTGGTTTCATTGGTTTGGCACTGGGTTTACTGATCAATTCTAATGCTTGTGCTTTTAGTGTTGCTAGATCTCTAATTTGCTCAAGGCGTTTCAAATCCTCAATATCAAAGTTGTAATCGGCTTTGCCTTCTGCCATACCTTGCTCTGTGACAAGATTGATGCCCGTGGCCCAGCCCGAGAAAGTCTGTGCATCCTCAATGGGCAACAAAATTGTTTGACCTTGCTTGTTTTTCAATACAACATTTTCAAATTCGTCATCAAAGTCAATGGCCCATCCTCGTTGTTGCAGTTGAGCACCCAAATATTTTTTTTGATTTGCAAATCCGCTGCCTAGCCCTTTGGGATCCATTATGGCAGCAGATCCACCACCTTCGTAGTCGGCCCAGTACCAATCATTTGCCAGGGTCAATACATCTTTGGGCAGTTTTTGCCAAGACACTGCGGTCTGTGACTGGGGCCTCTTGAATGGAATGACTTCACCTTCCGCCACACCTACACCTGCGGTATGAACTACTTTGTAATCTTGGTGATTGGCAAACATTCGTGTCATTAGATACTTTTGTGCTTGCTCTTTGGTTTCAAAACTGGGAGTAGCATGAACTGGATTACCTGAATTACGATAAACAATATGCCATCCTGTTAGTGGTTCATCAAACCTGCCTTCCGCCACACCTTGTTTGTTATTGTTGAATAAGTCGTTTATCAGCATATCAGCGTTCTTCTATGTAATCTTGGCCGAGGTCTTGATTTTGTTTTCGTCGAGCGCGAAACAAGTCCACAGCCATTTTGGCATGTTTGCGTGTTTTGAAACGACTGGGCAGGCTGTTTCCGTTCCGTCTCAGTTCGTACCCTTGTTCATCGTCGCCATAGCATTCCAAGCATGAACCGTCAGCCATTTCAAATGTTTCCACTGGATGCAATCTTTCTTCTTCATTGGGTTCGCGGTCGTCTCCGCCAACTGGGGCAAATTCATCAAGGTCTTCTTCGGCTTGACCACGTTCTACAGCATCCTTGGCTTTGTCTTTCAAGTCACGGTCAACACGCACCTTCTTTTCAAGTCGGTCCAAGTATTGTGTTAGGTCTTTTTTGACCTTGCTCAGCATGTCTTCTTCGATCTCGGCCATGGCTTCTTCAAGTGCGGTCCGCCGGGGTTCTACACTATCACCCACCATGTATCCGTCCATGGGATGAGCAGGATCTGTTTTTGCGCCCAGGGCACGAATGTGTCGGGGTTTGAACAGTGCAGGCAGTTGTGGCACTCGTTGTTGTGCAGGGCTCAGTCGACCCTCCACTGTGGCCAATCGGTCCAAGATTGATCTAATGTCGTTGTTCATGCTCGCTGATCTTTCAGATAACTGCGCAGTTGCCATTGATACTTGCCGTGTTGGCTCAGCCGCTGGCTCACAAAGTCAGCAATGCCCTGTTGACTTTCTTGTTCAGCAGCAGCAAAGCACTGGTTCAGCAGGTCGATCATTTGTTGTGTGTTGGCCAACAGTTCCTCAATCATGAGTCGAGCACGTGGTATCTTGGTTTGGCCTTGTATGATACTGAGTTCAGCAAAGCGTTCAAGGCTGCCGGGAGCGTATTCGTCAAGATATCGTATGTATTCTGCAATCAGATCCAACGCACCATAGGCATCTTCGTAGATTTCTTGGAAAAATTTGTGTAGCTGGCCAAAATCAGAGCCTTCCACATTCCAATGAAATTGGTGTGCTTTGAGGTAGTAGACAAAATTACTTGCCAATAGAGTTTTCAAATTGTCCGCGAGCATGCTTGTTCCTCTTGTATTCTTTAGGTGTATTCGGCGTAGGGTCCAAACCAGTTGTATATTTACCTGTCAGTAAGGAACTGCCAGATCTTGACGTTATGCCCATGGGCTGGCTTACAGGAGCAATACCGCCAGATGCAGTAGCGCCTGCTGATGCTGATTCTACAATTTCACGCCATCTCATCATGCACCTCTATGTATATTTTGCCATCAAAGGTTTTGATCTTGCCAGGACCTTCTTGTACTCGCACATTGCGCATTTTGAAATTCCCACAGTCAGGATCTACATTTTCAAACCGCAACAAGTAAGCGCCAAACGGTGCTTGTATTTGCAAAGACTCTTCAAGATAAATGTCTTTCCAGATCCAGGTGCGCTCACTGAACAATTCTTCATTGACATACACGCGATATCGTGCAGGTTGAGAACACCTGCCACTTATGTCACATACTACTCGCACGTATTGAGTTTGCATAGATATATTTAGTCAAAACTGTGTATATAAATATCCCATGCTAAAATTAGACCAAATACGCCAGGTGCATGTGGAACTCACTACCCGGTGCAATGCCCGTTGTCCCATGTGTATGCGCAACTATCGAGGCTTGGATTACAATTCAGGTTATCCTGATGTGGAACTGAGTCTTGCACAGTTCCGGCACATTTTGGCACCTGTGATATCACAGCTAACACACGTCAACTTCAATGGCAACCTGGGAGACTTTGCGTCGGCTCGAGACGCTGTGGAAATAGTTGAGTATCTTGCGGAACATGGTGTCACAGTAAACATCAACACCAACGGCAGTTTGCGCAACACAGATTGGTGGCGGCGTTTGGCGTTGCCCCGGGTCACTGTGGGATTTGCGCTGGACGGTCTGGCAGATACTCATGCCCTGTACCGTCAAGATACAGACTGGAACAAAGTCATAGCCAATGCACAGGCTTTGATCGCTGCGGGCGGTCGGGCCAAATGGCGTTTCGTACCATTTGATCACAACCGACATCAAGAAGCCGAATGCCGACAACTGGCCCAAGACCTGGGATTTGTTGAGTTTGAAAACATCTACGATGGCCGAGACTCCGGACCGGTGTTCACTAGGTCAGGAGAATACAGTCACAGGATTGGCACAGACTCCAGCAATCATGTGCCGCACATTAAAGATTTAATACAAAGTCATGTCACATGGTTTGATCCGCGCACTGTGCAAAGTCACAAGGATACAGCAAAGTTAAATTTACGTTGTCAACACAAGATCAAACAAGAAATATACATAGCCGCAGACGGGTCAGTGTATCCTTGTTGCTATCTGGGATTCTACCCTGAAACCATGTATCATGCCGGCAACAGTCAAACAAAAGAATTGGTTGAGGAAAACAACGCACTTAAATATGATTTGGCGCATTGTCTTGACTGGTTTGAACGTGTGGAACAAACCTGGGCTAAAAGCAGTATTGCCGATGGTAGGCTGTATCAATGTGTCAACAGTTGCTCAATCACCTAAGGAAAATATGACCTCAGCAAGAATTTTATACCTAGCACGATATCGTGTGCCGCATGCTATCATGAGCCTGCAACCTGAATTTGCCAACAATCTCATTGGCATAGACCGCACTTGTATTGCCAGTCCTGTACCGCAGGAAGAACTGTGGCCTGTGTTTGAAAAGTACGGCATTGACACCGCCAAATTAGACTATGCTCCTGATTCAGAGATCTACAGAATCTATCCTGAAGTCAACAACTGGGTGTTTGAAGGCGACTACCGAACCTACTGGCTGCGTCAACAAGCCATCAAATTTGCGTTTCTTGATTATCTCAACTATGACTTGATGATCATGCACGACTGTGATTGTCTGCTGATCCGACCCTACGAACCTATCAAGGACGGGGTGTTGAATTTTCAAGTGCTGGAGAATGAACGTCACAGTTGGGGCTACTACGAAAGCATCAAGAACGGCCTGGGCTTTGACAGACTTACCCCGCACTGCTTTATTAGTGAAAACGTGCCTGTACTCAAACAAGACTTTAACGATTTAGTAAAGTTCCTGGAAGAAAAACATCAGAAGAAATGGCTGGATGCCATGATTGACTCATGTCCGCCTGAACCCACTGTACCTCCCTGGGGCAACGGTGAACTCATACGCTGGTTCTCAGAATACGAATTCATTGGCAACTGGACCATGAGCCGCAGGCCCATCACCCAAGAGTTCCAACGCCGATATCATTATGATGACATGGAAAAGATTGGTGACTTTGATCCTTCATATCACACTGCTGTGTGTGATGCTGTGCCTGACTTGAGTCGCAGTTTGCAAATGGACTGGGAACGGAAAGAAGTTGTGAAGTTCGATTATTACATGGACAAGATACGTGAAACTCTTGCACGCCTCACTTAAAGTATTCTCCCCGGGCTACCAGGCCACAGAGTGGGGCTTTGGCTACGATCAAATAGTAGACTTAGACACTGCATTATCACAACCACATCGCATTGCAGTGATGCCGGTGTTTTACAGTCTGTCCAACAAACACGAATACAACACAGAATACATGCAATTGCCGCTGCACAAATTTGATCTTGTGTTGTTCACTGACATTGAGTGGCACAGCAAAAAAGAACTTGTGGAATGGATTGGGACCACAGGCATAGAAAACTGGCTGTTGCACACAGCCGGTGTGTGGTTGGATGAACCACCCCACCCAAGAGTGATTTACAGACCAGCTTGGAGTTTCAACTTCTTGCGGTGGAATCAACCAAGAGAAGATTTTCCTGCCGAACGTGCTTATGCATTTGAATGCTTACTAGGCGCTCGACGAGAGCACAGAGACTTTGTGATGCTGGGCCTACAACAATCAGGCTTGCTGGAACAGAGCATTGTGACCTACAGAGACTTGTTTGTGGGGCATTGGATTGATTCAACACCCGAACGTGTAGCTAGGCTGTTTGATAATACTGCATTACAGTATCCTTATGTGAGCCCAAACTTGGACTCAGCATGGGAAGTTAAAAAAGACATGGACAATAGTGTCAGCGGTCTAGTGCCTTGGGAAATATACAATCGCACTTGGTTCAGTGTGGTGTGTGAAACTTTGGGCAAGGATCGTGTGTTTCTTTCTGCTGAAAAAACTGCCAAGTGTTTTCAAGCTCGCAGACTGTTTGTGGTGTTTGCCATACAAGATTTTTTACAGCAGTATCGTGATTGGGGGTTTGAAACATTTGGTGATGTCATTGATGAATCATACGATGCCGAGCCGGATGACGTAGTTCGTTGGAGCCGGGCGTTTGAACAAGTGCAGTATCTGTGTACGCAAGACTTGCCTGCACTGTTGCCAAAACTCCGACCCAAGTTAGATCACAATCACAATAGGCTGTACAAGTTTGAACAAGAAAAAACAAAAGAACTACAACAGTTTGTGGTAGATCACTTGAAGTGATCCAACCAAGTTTGATAAAAGTGTTCAGCAATTATTTCTTGTCCCGCTGGACTTGAATGATAACCAGGATCTTCGCCCTTAAAGGGATTGTTGCCGCAGATGGCCTGTGGGGATCGAGCAGGATCCAAATTGATGTAATGGTCAGGCACAATGCTGGGAAATGCCTCACGCCACTGTGAAGAATTTGCAGGATCAAATGGCCACAGCAGGTTGGGACACACAATAAATCGGATACCGTCCAAGTACATCATTGTGATGCCATCACGCATAATCCATTCGTCACATTGTTTTTTCCAAGCATTGTCGTAGATACTGTCAATCCAATGGCGCACACCTGTTTGTGCTTGCTTTGTAATACGAGCCATTCTGTAAGGATGATCAAAGTTTTCAGCCAAAGTAAAGATAGTTTCGCAAATCATGTTTGATGGTTCTGTGCCGTAGTTGACATTGCGTATGCCATCTTCTCTGCGGTAGCCATTGCCCAGGGCACGATTTTGCAAATGCTGTTCCAGTGGGGGATTCACTCCTGAACTGGGTTTTTGATTCCAGTCGTAGGGCACTGAGTTGGCAGGTATTTCCATTCGGTCCCAGAATGTGGGAGTGATCACAGCAAAGTCTGCACGCTGGCGACGTATCTCATCTATCTGTATGCGTATGCCACCATTGGAGCAGCCCTGACGTGCTAGATTGACCAAATCCCAACCCAGTTTCTTGGCCAACACTTCACTCCAAGCAGTGCCAGGCAATGACTTGCTTACAGCACTAAAACTACAACCTGCTACCATTAATTTCATTGGGGTTCCTTGTAACTGTTTTGATGTTGATTGATGTGAAATCCAGCAATGATGTTGGCGTGCCGTGGCACCTCATCCAGACTGTATGCACTGTTGGGCACTGTGTATGTCGTGCCTTCGCCGGGGCGAGCAAATGTCACCAGACGCGGGTGCCATTGCACAGAATTGTATACCAACACATGATGTATGTGTCCATAGTCACCTGATTCGTCATGAGTCAATACCAAGTCAAAATCTTTTGCTAGTGCCCAACAGGCTCGTTCTGCACGTTCTTCTGTCCAACGAGTAAATTGTTTCTGTTCATTGTCATGCCAGTGGTCTTCAAAGCCCAGGAACACTGTGCCAATGCCTCGGCGTTGCCAAAATTCTGCCATTTCTGCACCACGCGGATCTTGAGCGGTGTAGGTCAAATAGCCAATGGTCCAGTCATGCTCAGGATGATTGTAGATATAGCTGTAGGCAAATATCACACAGTCATCGGGATGAGCCACAAGACACAACGCCTTCATAGATCTTGTGCTGCCTCTATGCCACGTTGTAGCAACAAGTCTCGATATTCTTGACGTTGTTGTGCAGTTAGTCGGAGCCAGGCGCCTCTATGCACACTCACAGTCAGAGTGTTTCGATTGTTCATTTGATTTATTTTCGTCAGCCAATGCACAGTTTCATCATGACTGACATTTACTATGCTGCCCAGTTTGTTTTGCCTGTCGTACATGACTTCCAAATTGCCGCACAAGAATTTTACAAAGCCTGAATACAATATAAATTCAGTGACCATGCCTTGTTGTTGGAACCATGTGGGAAATGATGTGCGTGTGCGCAAGGTAACTTCAGCTATCATCATTCTCACGGTGTCGTTGTGTACAATGAATGGCACACCACCAGGGCCCAGTTGTTCAGTGAGTTCAATTTCAAACAACTGTTCTACTATTTTTTTGCTGGGCTCGAACACAGGGTATATGGGACATCTACCTGTGAGGATTCGACCTGTTTCGTCCACCACAGTGGCAGGATCCAGTTCACGCACAAACAAGGTTTTGGCATCCAAAATCATTGAGTAAGTGTTGTAGCTCATTGATGCGGTGAGCAGTTTGAGTACTTGCTGACTGACCCATCCATCGGTCACAAACGGTGTGGAGAATGCTGTGCGTGGAATTATCAGCACATTGCTGGCCAGTGGTCCCCACCAAGCAGGATCAATTTGACCGGCAATGGTTTCTGTGTCATTCAACACCACGTAGATGTTGCGGATACCAATGCGTTGGCAATTTAAAGCAATGCTTTGTGCCTGTGCTCGTAATATGGAAATTTCTTGTTCAAAAACAACAGTGACAATATCAATCATGCACTTATGTATTTGTGATTCACAGTTGGGGTGTTATTTTCCTGCCACTGCCAGGCCAGCGCCTTTGTTGAAACTGGGTGACCATGAGTTGGCCTGACGTAGTCCTTTGCGTTTTGACCACTCGTATCCGGCTCTGTGACCTGAGCAGTCTTTGGTGCATTGGGATCCTAGGAAGCTGAGTTCGTCTAATTGCTGTTCTTCAGTTTTTTTGTTGGCGTCAATGAATCGCCTATACACTGCTGCTGCATCACTTTTGCCGGCTGCACGGGCTCGTTGTTCCATGGCCACAGCTGCCTGTATCTTGTGTGCATGACTGCGGCCACTGTTTCGTATTTTACTTACACTGGCTCGAGCATCTTCCACCGTGGCAAATTTCAAACCGGTGATGGTGCCACGAGGATTCTCATCTGTGTAAAGATCTGAATGTTTTTTTGATGCTGCTGGTTGCCCAGGCTTTCTTGCAATACGTTTGCCTTCCGGTGTGCCTGAACGTGATTCGCCGCCGCCGTCTCCACCGCCTTCACTGGAATCGCCACCACTGCTATAGTAGGCATATCCTGGAAAGAAATATCCACCGTGCCGGCTGGATTTTTTTCGGCGGCTTTTTTTGCGCTCTATGACAAACTCCTGTGCTCTCATTTTTTAGGCTGTTGGACTGTGGGCTGGTTGCGATACTGACGTCGTTTGGGATCGTACACAGTTTTAAGCGGACCCAGTCCGGCCAACTTTTTAACTCTGGCCACCATGGCATCATATTCGTCATCATATTCCACTTCGGGTGGTTGTTTTTTGGCTTCCTTGATCTGAGGAACATAAGGAACCTCAGAATAATTTTGATCATAGTAGTCCAGGGCACGTGAACCTAAGTCAGCAGCACCATAAGCGGCTGCTCCATATCCCAGTGTTTTGCCTGCTTTGCCAAGCATGGATGACTGTTTGTCTGCTCTGTTTGGCATTGGTGTTGAGCCCATTCTACCGTCAAAACCTGGACGTGCTGCACCAACGTCAAGTGGCAAGTCAAACGGATCAGGTTGTTTGACTGGTTCAGATTGTTTGACTGGCTCAGTCTGAGTGTTTTGTCTAGTTGACGTGGGGGTCTTGGTCAAGTCTCTGGCCATGGAATTCATAGCAGATGGCTTATTTCTAACACTGACCGGTGTGTTGTTCATGGTGTTTGTTGGCGCTGGATTTATTGAGCCACGGCCAGCGCCGGCGCCAAATGTTTGACCACTTTGCCCTTGTAGGAACTTGCCAAATTCTTGTTGGGTTTTTGTGCGTTCTATGGCCTGAGGTACGGTTTCACCAGGATTGACTTTGATTTTTGGTTTATCACCTGTGGTTTGAGATTGTTGAGATGGGGAGCGATAGTCAGGGTTTGGACTTTGTTTCACCGTCATAGTGTTGGGATTGGGCTGAGCAACAGATGCTTCACGTGACCCGGGTTTGGGACCAAAAAATTGTGAAGGACCACTTCGAGTTGGGCCACCGAAACCACCACCGCCACCAACACCACCACCTTCCAGTGGTTGCAAATCTAATGGGCCTCGACGTTGTCCAGGTAGTGGTGCTTCTGATACACCTTCTGATTTGTTGCCATAGTTGGCGGCACCTTTTTTGCGACACTGTACCAAGCGTCCGGATGCATAGGCCGACGGCCATACCTTGGCTGATGCCTTGACCTTGTGGTAGCAGGCGTCTTTCTTTTCAGCCAGGATCAAGTCTGAGAAACTGATGCCACCGCATTCGGGGCACTGTTGTGGCTCTTCAAATAGTTCGCTTATGATCATTTCTTTTTAGTTGCCACGTTGATGGCCTTTCCTGTACGGTTGGGGTTGGGATCTTCACGCCGTTTTCTAGCCGCTGCACTGGCACGACCTTTTCGACCCAGTGCGTGCGCCCGGGCCTGGGGCAAACACTTGGGCTTGCCTTCCTTTTCACTTCCTCTAGCACAGTCGCCACGGATTTTTCCATCAGGACCAAAACGCACCCACTTTTGTTTGAACCAGTCACGAAGATTTTCTTCTATTTCGGTTTCGCGCACAGGCACGCAATTGGGCACCTGGCGCCCGCCTTTGTTTTTCATGCCTGCTTGGCGATAACCAGTCCAGCAGGCTTCAAGAATTTCTTTGTACGTCATAGTTGTTTATTTATAGCCAATCTTCATCCAGCGTCGGTAGCGTGTTTCTGGATCTCGCAGTCGGCGTTCGCCCCAGTACACTGTGGTTTTCAAGGGAAACTTGGCATAAAACTGTGCTGCTGTGTCAGTGATGACCTTGACATCCTTGACATTGTCCCTTGACTGTATCACTGTGAGTGTGCCCCGGGGCACTCGAGTGATCCAAGTTCTGGGCATTTCATTGCTGCTGGTGTTGATCACTGTGATGGTTCGATTGGTGGGATACTGGATGTTGGCAGCATCCTGATGCCACAATACCAAGCGTCCTTGTTGCCACAGGTCGTTCAACAGCATCTTGGTGCTGGCCAACAAGTATCTGCGCCGTTCTACCATGATCAGTCGATCAAACTCAATGCCGGCCTGCTGGATAAACACTCCTGTGTTGCCCCACCAACTGCCCAGCACATAGACGTCGCCAGCTGACGCACCGGCCAGTTGTTTTTTCAACTGTGTGGTCAACCAGGTCTTGCTGGCCACCAGGTCAGGAGTAAAACTGCCTGCCCAGGTGTTGGGCGATGCTTCTTGAGTGATTTCGTGGTGTCTCACTGCAAGGTCTCAATCTGCACTCTTGTGTTTGTCTTTTTCAGTGATGGGACCACCAGTGATCCAAGCACGGCAACTACGTGTGCCAGCACACTTGAAGTGCAAGAAGTTGCAGTAGCCCAGGTCAGCCCCGTTGATACTGGCATTGGCATCCACCGCAGTTTCATCACCGCGTATGCCCTGAGCGATACATTCTCGCATGCTGTCGCTGACGTCAAAGGCCGCACAGTTGCCACACTGCATGGTTCGAGCAGTGGCCACACTGACTTTGAATCCCCGGGCACTCTTGGCCCAGTAGTCTTCAGCACGGTCAGGATTGGCAGGACCATAGTGATAGTCGTCAATGGCTCGTTGACGATTCTTTAAGTTTTCATCTATGTCATGTGTGGCCAAGGGACAACCACGTTGTTTGGCTTCGATTAGGTTGATGAGATTTCTCATTTCTTATGTCCAAATTTCATGTTGACTACACCGTTCATGTGCCCGCGTATCCACCCATTTGATATCCAGTCATTTATATCAGATTCTGGAACTCGTTTTCTCTGTTCGCCGTTGTTGATCCAAACAGTTTTTTTGAATAATCCATTGTTATATGAACTTCTTTTTTGCCCTATACGAGACTGATTGTTTGCCCGCCAACTTTCTCTGCATTTTTCTTTTTGTTCTTCAGACAAGTTGTTCCAGTAATGATTTTTCTTGATTGATTCACTTATTTTTTGCTTGACATGATCTGGAGTGGGCTTGCGTTTACCAACTTGCGATCCTTTGCCTCCCGACGATACATTGTATCCATTTGGGTATTTGGTATTATGTTCAATAATAAATTTTGGTTCAAGAATGTACGCTTCATCCATTGTATCACATTCATGTATTGCTTCTATGGAAAAGTTTTCTTTGCCATATTTTTTGATAGCCTTGCTAATGATCTTATTGTCATACAGATGACTTTTCCATCTTTCTTGAAGTGAGTTATTGGTCACTCCGACGTATTGTTTATTGTTTATTTTGTTTGTGATGATATAAACGTGTGCCATGATAACATTATTTAGCACGACCACGTCTCATATTCGCCTGCCATCTGGCTAATTGTGCTTTACGGCCTGACCCATGTCCTATTTTGTCTAACTTTGCTAATGAGGCCTTCTTTGGTATACCATGCCTAGCACTATCTCCCTTGTCTTGTGGATTCCGGCCGTCTGCAAAGTTTTCGTCAATGTCCTCTTCGCCAGGCTCATCCAAATCATGTGTCTTCAATCCCAGTCGTGTGAGCGCATGACTGTACATGTTCTTTAGGTCTTCTGAGCCAAATGCAAACACAGTTGATGGTGGTCCTGAACCCAATTCTCCAGGCCGGATGCTGTCCAGGTCTGATATCTTTTGTCCCAATTTATACCAGTCATACATGTCTGACACATCTACTTTGATGGTGCCCGCGGGCATTTGGGGTGGTGACTCTGGCCCCAAGGGTTCATTTAGATCTTTGATCTGTCCTGGACCGTGACTGGGCTGTGGCATATCTTCTAAATAAACTACATCTTGGTCAGGTCCTGAGCGCAAATTTTGACGCACTGTGCTGACAACAAACGCTGTGTTGTCATTTTGGTCACGTGTTTTAGCAATGGCCAATGCTAAATCTGGAGTTTTGACTACAAAGTCAATGTATGGCATTCGAATTAAATCAATAGATCTGCGCACTTCCAGTTTTCTTAACAATTGCTCAACGGCGTCTTGACTGATGCTGTGATCGCGTAGTCTGTCATACAAATGATCACTAAACACCAAATAGCCATCAGCAAACTTTCTACGGTTGCCTTTGGCCTCTTGCAGACTTTCTGCCATCACCGGATACACTTCAAAGCCTTCGCCACTCACCCCCATTCCATTGCGACGCAACCAATCAGCGGCAACTCTGTTAGCATCGGCTTGACTGTTGCCTGCACCACTGAATCTATACACTTCTTGGCCGTTGACTAGGACCCGCCACTCACCAGTAAACTCACCGCCTGTACGCTGTGCTGGTCGGTCTGTGGCCACATCCACTGTGCCACCTTGAGCAGCATCATCTGCATATTGAGTGGTATCAACCACCATGTAATCATCAGTGTTCACTGAATTTCTGGCAGCCCAGGCCTGTAGAACATATCGTCCGTGGCCTTGGTCTTCAAGATTCTGCATGTTGAATCTGAAATAGTAGTAGGGGGCTGGACCGCCTGTGCGTCCATGCACTGCTGTGTCGCTGCGTGCCACAATGGCATAGCGTCCTGTGGGATCATGAGGTCTGCCGCCTTGCTGTTGATCTGGGGTGGTTGAAAATAAATCTCTAAAACCATATGCAGGTGTGGCCGCAAGTCGTTGACGTTGTAGGTCCAGGGTAGATCCTGGCACAGGCGGTTGTCCCAACGTTCTGCTGTCGTCGCGTTGAGCCAACCACACTTGATTGGGATACTGCTGTCGCCAGGCTCGCAACACTGTGTTGGCATCATCAATGTCCACTGCTTGGAATCGATAGTAAACGCTGGTGCGATCTCCTTCGGGCGTGATCACATAGTTGCCATCGGGGTTGCTGGGTCGATCGCCCAGCATGGCTGCACCTTGTTGTCCCATGGCCTGTGCTGCGGCACTGGGTTCAATCTCACGCACTTCAATGTCGGTACGCATACCGGGGTACGTTTGACGTTGTTGTTCAATGTATTGTTCAGCCGCCTCACGACTGGCAAATCTACGATATACAGAAGGGTCCGGTTGGCCTGGTGCTCGGCTGAAACGATTCTCACCAGTCATCCAAATGCCCCAGTTGCCTTGTTGTCCAACGGCCTGGGGTTCACCTGCAGTGGCTCTGACTGGGGCGGTGTCGACTGGTCCTATGGGCCGGGCTGTGAGTTGACTTCTGGCACTGGCCCAGTCGGGGTATCCATCTGGTTGCACGGCTCGGTCAATGGCTTGTTCTTTGGTTTTGGCTCGGACAATGATACTAGCACCATAACCTGGTCTGCCAACTTCCCATTTGAATTCTTCCTCGCCTGTTTTGCCACGTTGTATATCACGTTCCAGTCGGGCCTGACGCACAAAACTCTTCAGCGCGGCTCGGGGCAATTCGCCTGCGGCATATCGTGCAAAATAACTCAAGGAATCTTTTTCACTCTTGACATCCAGAAGTTTATACAGTTTCTTTAGGTACTCTTGTCTGTAGGCCTGGGGATCAACAGCAGCACTTAGAGCCACTGTGAAACGTCGCAAGGTGTTTTCAATTTGATCAAAGTTGGCATCCAACCAGTCGCCACCTGGGCTGCGGAATTCAATGTAGCCATTTTTGTTGTTGATTGACGTGTATTTTTCTGTGGCACCTGAGTGTATGGCCCGGCTGGCCAGTTGATCCATGCCAGACTTCATGCGTTCCAGCATTTCTTCTGCCTTGGCAGGATTTTGTTTGATTATTGAACGAATCTTGCCCATGGCCGACTTGGCATAGGTGTTGCCTGCGCGACCAAATGCATCCAGCACATATTCGTCACCTAACAACACTGCCAGTTTCACATAGTCCAGGCCTTCTGAGCCGCCAGACCAACCAGGTACTGACACATTGATGTGCAGGCCAGTTGAATCATTGGTGTAGCAACCTGTCTTGTCAGCCCACTTTTTAACTTTGTTCAAATCACTGAGCAGTTCTTCAATGGGCAGGGGTGGGCTCACAAACTCCAGGCCAGAGTCATTGGCATCATCTGGTTCCAGGCTGCTGTCAGGTTCCACAATATAACTCACATTGGTTTTGCTGGGTCGTGGTACTCGGCTTGAGTGATAACTGCTGCTGGCTCGGCAAGGACGGCCCACTGCGTTGCTGAAACTGTCGGCCACTTCCTCAGTGCTGACTTCACCGCCACCTGTGCTGCGCCAATGTGGCCAGGTTATATTGTAGGCGTTTTCAACGCCACTCATGAGGTCTAGATCTTCGGCATCCAACCAGTCGCTTTCGTCATAACTGCCCTGATTTTCTTCACGATACTCGTCCAGGGCCTGTTGATAATAATCACTGCTGGGACGAGCATCAACATTGGCGACAAATTCCGCCAGGGCTTCCTGACGAGCCTCGCCTTCAAGATCGTCAGGATTCCACTTTGATTCGTCCACATTGTTTGAGATCCACTCACTAATGAGATTTTCACTGTTGTTGGTAAAGTCGGTGTCAAGTCTTTCATACAACCATTCTGCGTAGTCATTCTGCATGCGATCACTCATGCGTTGAATATCTCGACGACCGTTGTAGTCACCGTCATAGAAAAAATCACGGGCATCCTGAATGCTGCGACAACGTTCATCAAAGTCGTAGTCAGGTTCTAGATCGCCGTCATCATCCCCGGTACCGGGCACAATCATTTCAAATTCCATGCCGGCCAAGGCACCAGTCTGCGCACTCAACTTCTTCAGGCTTGAAGGACTCATGGTGATTTCAAACAACTGATCTTGTTCTGTCACAAATTCGCTGAACTCACGCAAGAGATTCTGTGCATCGGGTTGCAGCAAACCAGGCTCACCATTGCGTCCAGTTTTCAGAGCAAGTTTGTTGGCTTGTCTGCCAACTTCGCCAGGTTTAATATCCACTGAAAGAGCCATGGCATACCGAGGCATGGCTGCTTCTCGTCGGTTCTTGGGAATATAGCCCGATGCATTTTCTTTAAGCTCGGTCACTGTGCTGATCACACTGTCAGGACCGTACTGAGCTCTCAACATTTGTCTGGCCATGTCATGGTTTCTGGCCACTACCTGTGCTTCAATAGCCGGACTACCGTATCGATCTTTGATGCGTACTTTGGCACGAAAGGTCTTCATGGATGACTGCAAACTTTTTGCTTGAGTGTATGACTCGTTGAAATACTCAGGATTGGCATCTGCAAAGTCACGCATGAGTATGCCTGCTTGAGCATTGGCTTGATTTTCCCAACGACTGCCAGTTTCTCCAGCATGATCTGGCAATGTATCCAGCTCGTTTTGACGGCAATGAGTGAGCTCATGTGCCACTGTTCGCAATATGTCCAGTAGATGGCGATCAACCAAACTCACATGCAAAGTTCGTGTGTCAGGATTGTATTGACCAAAGCTGTTGTTTTGTTTGCTCCAGTCAGGATCATCGTGCAAAACTACTTCAGGCATGTTTTCAATGCCCAGGCGTTGCACTACATCTTGCACAAAAGACTGCACAACATTGCTCACAGGTGTTTCGTTCAAAAACATGTTGGTGCTGGCACTGACTCCGTCAGGGGTGGAAGTCACGTCTTCTGAAAATCCATAGCGCACACGTTTTTTAGGCGGCAAACTCAGTTCACGATCTTGTGCTGCTGTTATAGCTGACTTCAATGCGCCAATGCTGCCATTGTTTCGCAGCAGTTTGAATGCAACATTCTCACAGCCAAACTCGCCATGATTTTCCAAACCGCTCTGGCGCATGATTTTGATTTTTTTCCACAACGAATCCATGACTGATCTATCCTGGCTGGCAATGGCAGATTTGATTCTGGTGGCCAGATCATCTACCTTGGCCAACACACAGGTGTCATCTATTTGACTGCGTTTGCGTTGTGGTACTTTTACCCAGTCTGAGTTCTTGATTGAATAAATGCCTTGACTGTGATGTGGCTGATCATCTGGTTGCACATACAGTTCAACGTCAGCACCACCTATGGTGATGTCATGTTCGGTGTTGTATTGATATTTTTTGGCAGCAAACAACTCTTGATACACCGGATCGTTGGGCATTTCGACCACCAGGTGTAGATCTATGTCGGATTGTTTGGTGTAAGAATAAGCAGCATTGGATCCAGACACAGTGATGTCTTTTACTTTGAGATCCTCTACTCCCAGGAATTCTTGGAAGTCTGCTGCTATTTTTAACAACTTGTTGCGCACTTCAGGCAAGAGATGTTCGTCTCTTGCCCAAAGTACAGGATTGAGTCGCTGATGAAACTTTACAGCATCATCAAGATTGTAAGTAGCCAGCTCATGAATGTTCATAAGCTGTATTTACCGTTACTGAGCGATAGCTGATTCTTCGCTTGACGCAAACACTTCTGGTTCCACTGCTGGAGCCGGTGCCTGTGCTAGATCATGTGCTTCGGCTGGTTTGTTCACCACATTGACTTCGCCTGTGATGGCAGTCTGGGGTTCAAACATCACTTTGAGATCTTTGTACAGTTGCTCGTGTGTGTTGTAGTCAAACACATAGGTGCCCACGTGTTTCAGCATGATTCGCTTGTCAATGAACACTTGACCACCAATATCACGCCAGTTTTCACAGAAAGTCCAGTCTTCTGAATAGTAGCGATTTTCACGCACAGCAGTGTCAAAGTAGGTTTTCATGAAAGGGTTCAGCTCTGCTGGCAAGCCAATGTCGTTGTTGAAAGGCTTGGTAGCAGGATGTGCATTGAGTTTTTCAAACACATCACGTTTGATCAACAAGAAACCTGTGCCAGTTTTTGTGACTTCGATGAGATTGGAAGTGGGATCTTCTGCTTGTCCAGGAATGCCATTCACACACCATTTTACTGGCAGGCTCTTCATGGGATACAATCCACCAATCACGTCTTTTTGTGCATCCAACAACACCAGCAAATGCCAAGGTTCCCAGCCAATGTCAGCGTCAATAAACATCAAATGTGTTGACTCTTTGGTGTACAAAAACTTGGAAGTCAAGGTGTTACGTGCTCGACTGATCAAACTCTCGTTGGTCATGGTTTCCACGGTCCAGTCAATGTTCAGCTGACGGCACAGGTTGGCCCATTTTACAAAGCTCATAAAACAAGCTTCAGTCAGCTGTCCTCCGTAGCAGGGCATGCAAATGTGTACTCTAGTGGTACGCAAGTAGTCAATGTTGACTTGCACATTTTGTTGATTGGTGGTTGCTGGATCGCTGGATGGTGCAGTGACAGGTGTAGCATCAGCTTGAGGCTGATCAATTGGTGTGTCTGACATGGGTTCTCCGTTAAAAAATTATGTTAGTATTTAAAGATTATAACAGCGTGTGGTATTTTTTACGACCGGTATTCTTCCACATAGTCTTCTGTGGTGGGTTGATTGTATTGTGTTTGATATGAGGCATGCATGCCTCCTGTGACGCCGGTGCCAGCAGTGAGTCCCACTGCTTCGTAAGTGGCAGCCCAGCCTTGATTTTCAGAGACGTCGGTGCCAATGGCAGTGTCCAACATTCGGACCACTGTGGCAGCCAACCGGGGATTGATCTGTGTTCGGGGATACAGGCTCATCACACGATCCAATTTACCTTGTTCATCTAGCGTAGGCCATTCGTTACGTATTTCCGTAGCCGAAGTCATGCCTGGACCAAATTCCACAGTGGGCAAATAGGCCATGTAAGCATGCTTTGCAAATGGTTCTAGTTTTTTTGCACTCAACAACGGCTGCAGATATGATGGTTCGCCGTTCTTTTTGACGCCACCGGCCTGTGGTGGTTTGTTTGCGTCTTTTTCTGATCTTACAAATATCAATTGATCACGGGCGGGATCGTAAGGTGCTGTTATTTCTGCGGCTTGAAAAGGGCTTTTGACCTGCATGAATCGACCTGGGTCAACTCCGGCCAATTGAGCCAGTTTTTCTTTTATTTGAAATGGAAAAGGTCTTGTTGATGTGTCATTGGTAGCAGCCACATATACATCTGCATCTGGAAATGTACGCCGAGCTGACTGATACAAAGCTGCATGCCCTGCATGAAAAGGATGAAACCCGCCGGGCATGATTACTACAGTTGTCATAAACTGTATTTAGCAATCACATGTTTTCCAACAACCACAGATAAACGGGTGTGGAGAATTCAAAACTGATTGTGCCATTGCAGCCTGCAATGCCATGAAATGTGTCCCTAATTTCAGGTTGACTGTCATTGAAATTGTGTGTGTACACGCATTTTTCTAAGAACAATTTGTTAATGTCTAATTCATCAATGGTAACATTGGATATTTGCAATGTGGAATCGCTGATCATATTGCCTTGCTCGTCAATTTTGGTATGCTCGGGCAATTTGCCTTGCAGCACTATCTTTAACTCGTGCTCGCCATCGTCGTCGCTTAATTCGTAGGTAAAATGCACACAGTCTTCCACATTGTCTAGTGCCAACAGTTTTGATTGATCCAACCAAATTTCAATGTGGAATGGGCATGCAGCCGATGTTGACACAATGTCAAATGCAATTTTTACTTTGTCCATGAGATGCTCTAGTAGGTAATAGTGACTGAATTGATTGTGCCACCTGAAAATGCTTCAACACGCACTCGCATCCAGGTAAAATTGCCGGTGACCGTGGCAGGATGATAGTCAGTTAGCGGAATGGTACTGCCGTCACCGTAGACGTATGTGTCAAACCAGTTGGCTTCAGCAGGATCATCGTCCAAGCAGGCTTCCAAAATCATGTCACCTTCGAATTCAGTAACTGAAAATGTAATGGTTTGCACGCCGCCGCGACCGCGATAATAATTGGCGGCTGTGACAGGATCACTTGACCAGTCTTGACTGCTGCCGTCATAGTTGCCCGAGGGCACGCCATAAACAGTGGTAGCAAGAATGGTTTTTGTGGTCATTAAGCCTTGTCCGCTTCTACAACAACACCTGTACCAGCAAGTTCTTCTGCCACACTTTGCAAGGCAGCAACGATGTCAGCGGTGGCAATTTCGTCACCAGCATCGGTATCTCGGATCAATTTTGATAGTTTGATCACAACTACTTCTTCGTGTATTTTAGCCATAGTGTATTATTTAGTCGTTTGAATGGGCATGGTCTTTCTTACAATGCCCGGCATCACCAAACTCAGCATGGTGCCTTCGTTGGGATGATCATGGTCCACAAAATAGTAGGATCTCGAATAACTGAGATTTCGTGTATACCCAACAAACGCACCGTTTACCCATTCATCCAATGCTGGGCTCACACGCAAGGTATCTTGACGAGAATGTAAAAAATTGGCCAACATGTCTCTTTGATCTCTGGTGTACTTGCGTTCTCGAAGATAAGTTCTGTAAGCATATTGTGATTCCTGCAGTTGCACCACCCCTGCTGGCCGGGTCAACACTGCTTGTCGTACCAGGTGCATGTGTACACCGTCATTACCTAGTTGAACTAGTCGATCGGCCAACTTACGATGGTTGGTGTATATGCTGATTGTGTTGAAACTGACCACTATTTTGAATGAATGAGTTTCGGTGACCAGCACGTCACGAGTTTCGCGCAAGGCAGTTTCTTTGGTCACAGTCCATGACCTATCTGTCCATACATCTTTTTCGGCCCAGTGCCTGGCATTACGAATAGCACTTTCGAATTGAGCACTCCCCAAGTGTCGCAAACAAGGCGCCTCAGAGATGTTGATGGTTATGCACCATTCGTACTGATGGTAATACAGACTACTCCGATGGTCAACTTCGACTTTATACAATGATGATTCCTTCGGCATTTATTGTAGGCACAGCGTCTTGTTCAATTTCAAATTCCACAGCATCATCCCGCATCACAGCGGTGATTGTGCAATTCTCCAAGCGATCAAACAGCATCCGCTTGCTGAGTGGCACACGGATCAGCTCATCAATCTTGCGACTCAAGGGACGTGCGCCCATTTTGCTGTCATAACCCTTGTCAGCCAAGTGGTCAATCACCGGCTCACTCAACAACAATTTAATGTTCTTGTGTGTCATACTGGCTTTGAGTTCGTCCACAAACTTCAACACAATTTTCTTGATGGCAAGTGTGTCCAATTTGGTGAACTTGCAGATTCGATCAATACGATTGCGCAGTTCTGGGCGGAAGAAGTCTTTCATTGCACGATCTTCTTCGCCTGACTTCTCCAAGCTACCAAACCCAATGTTGTTGGCGTCATTGGCCTGTGCGCCCAAGTTACTGGTCATGATAATGATGCAGTTTTTCACATCCACTCGTTTGCCGTTGGCTGACGTAATGTGTCCTTCGTCTAACATCTGCAACAGGATGTTGGTCACATCTGAATGTGCTTTTTCAATTTCATCAAACAAGATGATGGCATAGGGATTTTTGCTGATGTCTGAAATCAGTTTGCCACCGCCCACATTGCCATCTTCAAAGCCCACGTAGCCCGGAGGTGCACCGATCAAACTACTGACTGTGTGCTTTTCCTGATACTCACTCATGTCGTATCGCAACAGTTTCATTTCCAAGTGCTCGCTTAAGAGTTTGGCCAGTTCAGTTTTGCCTGTACCAGTTGGGCCCAAAAACAAGAAACTTGAGATAGGACGTTTTGCGTTGCCAATGCCGGCAAAATTGATGTATACACGTTCCAACACAGCCTCCACTGCCGAATCTTGTCCATACAACTTCTGCTTGATGTTGCTTTCCAAATCTACAATCTTTGCCGATCGTTCGTTCTGCAAGCGATCCAAAGGCACACCTGCCACACGACTCACTTGTGCCTGAATCATTTCTTTTGTGATCACAACAGTGCCTTCATCTTTCACACGCTCACGGGCACAACTTGCATCCAGCAAGTCAATGGCTTTGTCAGGATTCTTACGGTCATGAATGTAGCGGTTGGCCAGTTCCACAGAGGCCATTATAGCTTCGGTGTCAATTTCAACATTGTGAAATTTTTCCAGTCTAAGACTCAATCCTATTAGAATTTTTTCTGTGGTATCAGTATCGGGCTCGTCAATGCTGAGTCTATAGAATCTACGCATGAGTGCGCGATCTTTCTCAAATGACTCGTAGTATTCTTCCCAGGTGGTTGACGCAATCACTTTCAAGTTGCCTTTGGTGATTGCAGGTTTCAGCATGTTGGCAAAGTCCAGACTGCTGTTTGAGCCGGATCCTGCACCCTTCATGGTGTGTGCTTCGTCAATGAACAGGATACATTTCTTTTTGGTTTCCAAGGCAGCAATCACAGCCTTGAACTTTTCTTCAAACTCACCGCGGTACTTGGATCCTGCCAGCAAGCTGCCAATTTCCAAACCCCATACTTCGTGGTTTTTGATAAACTCGGGCACACGTCCAGCAATGATTTCCTGTGCAAGTCCATCCACAATGCAGGTCTTGCCCACACCAGGATCACCCACCATGAGCACGTTGGCTTTGAAGCGTCGAGCCATCACAGTGATCATTTCGTGCAGTTCTGTTTGGCGTCCAATCAAGGGTTCCAGTTGATCATTCTTGGCCTGCTCAGTGAGATTGGTGCAGTACTCAGTCAAGATGTCATTGGCCTGTACATCAGTCATGCGCACATCATTCTGGGCATAATTTTTCTGATAGAATTCTGCAAAATCTGTTTTCTTCACGCCGTACTTCAACAAGAAGTAGTGTGCATGACTGTTGGTTTCAGCCATGATCGAAAGATAAATGTCTATCACAGACAGTTGTCTACGTCCAGTGAACATGGCCTGCACATTGGCTCGATTGAACAGTCGTTCCAGGGTTTGAGTTTTTCTTGGTTGTAGATCTTCGTGATCTTTCACCAGGTGCATGAGTCCGTTGAGATAGGCATCAACTTCTTGATCCATCCGGGTAATCTCTACTCCGTACTTGTCCAGGGTCCGACGCAGAGCTGGATGACGAATCATGGCCAACAACAGGTGTTCAGTCAACACATATTCATGTTTTTTCTCTCGAGCAATCTTTACTGCTTGTTCAACAATGTGTTCTATTTCTGGGTTATTCATTTACGTCCTTGCGTGTGATGTTTAGTATACAGCTATCTACAAAACAGAGCAACCTGGATTATTTATTTTGGCTATTTTGTATAGCAGTGATGATTTCTGGTGCAATCGCATCGGGAATTTGAACTTGTATACGAACAAAGATATCACCAACTTGACCATTGCGATTGGTCAGGCCCTGGCCTTTGAGTCGCAAACTGGTTCCCGGTTGTGTCTTGGGCGGAATTTTGGCAGTCAGTGTGCGACCAGTTATGGTATGCATTTCTAGATCGGCACCCAGTATCAAATCCCATAAGCCTATGGTTCGTTCAGTTATGAGATTGAGGTCTTGACGTTGCCACTGTGAGTTTGGATGCACTCGAAATTGGATCACAAGATCGGCACCACCGGGACCAATGCCTTCGTATTGAACATTGTCACCGTCCATGATACCTTGCGGCACATCTATTTCCACTGTGCTGGTTCCTTGCTGAGTGCCCAGGCTCACAGTGCGTCGGCCGCCTGTGGCCACGTCCAACAACGAAATCCACAGAGTCATACGCACATGATTTCGTCGAGCTTGCTGTGCAAATCCATGGCCAAACATTTGGCCAAATATTTCATTGATGTTGACACCGCCGGGGTGACCGTGAAATCCTGAGAAGCCTGAAAACTGTGGTCTGGGGTTGTCGTACTCTGTTCGTTTTTGTTCGTCGCCCAGCGTGGCATAGGCTTGTTGAATGGTTTGAAATTTTTTGGTATCGCCACCTCGGTCTGGATGATGCGTACCGGCCAGCCGACGAAAAGCCAGTTTGATTTCGTCAGCAGTGGCAGTTTTTGGTACACCTAGTGCAGCATAGTAGTCAGTCATGAAAAAGGTCCTGTATGATTAATTATACAGGACCCTGTGGTGCTTGTCAATTATTTCTTTTCAGGTACTCGGGTGCCTTCTAGTTTTTTGTGGACTTTGATTTTTTTACATTCTTGTACTGGTTTGTTGGTTTTTTTGTCTACAACAACTTTGCCGGCTTTGTCTTTTCGGTCCTTGCATACTTCTTTGATTTCAGCGGCTGCATGCCCAAGGTTTGCAAATAATAACAGGCTGAGGCCTACTAGGATAGGGGTAAATGAGTAAAGTAGATTTTTCATGATAATTCCTTTTAGATTTCTGGATAGTCAGGTTCGGGTGGTGCTTTTTTACCGCCAAAGCCTGTGGTCACCGCTGCGGGTGCTGCAGGTGCAAATGTAGGTTCAATTCTGGCGCTCATGGTGTTGCTGCCCAGTGGTGCCGAACCAAAACTGTTGGCCACTACCGGTGTGGGCAATGGCGTGCCTGATGCTGCTGGTGCGTTGACGGCGGTGCCAGCCAGTTTTTCTTGTGTGCGTCCAAATGCTGCAATACCCAGCACAGCGCCCATGGCAATATGGAACAGTCCAGCACCTTGCAGTGTGAGTGGACTCCATTGTGTTATTGTGGTGTTTTGAAACATCTGCAACACGGACCACAGCACCGGAAACACTGCCATGTCCAGGGTACAGATACCCATGTACATCCATCCC